GGTAGTCCTGACGGTACGTATGGTTTCTATGATGAGCAATGTGTGGCCGACTTTGAATATGATAGGGTTCACGATCCGGATTATTATAATGTGTACGCATTGGGAGAGTGGGGTGTTATTCGTACCGGTAGCGAGTTCTTCGGTTCCTTCAATCGTGGCAAACATTCCGGTGAACATAAATATGTCCCGGGGCTGCCTATTCATATATCAGTCGATAACAATGTACTGCCTTATATCAGTGTGTCGTACTGGCAAGTAGATTTCGCTACCGGTACCAAAGTTTGGCAGTTTCATGAGACATGCGCCGAAAGCCCGAACAACACAGTGAAGAAATCTTCTAAACTCGTAGCTAAGTATCTGAAATCCATTCAATACTCTGACAAACTATACGTACACGGTGACGCCTCAACGAAATCCGCTAATAGTTTTGATGACGAGAAACGTTCCTGGATGGACTTGTTCATAGACACTTTACAGAAAGAAGGATTTGAGATTGAGGATAAAGTAGGCAATAAGAATCCAAGTGTTGCCATGACCGGTGAGTTTATCAATGCTATCTTTGATTGTACTGTTCCTGGCATAGAGATATACATCGACGAATCATGTTCGGTGTCTATCGAGGATTACATGAGTGTGCAGAAAGACGCCAACGGTGCTATTCTCAAAACTAAGGTGAAGAACAAAACTACTTTGCAGAGCTACGAGGAACACGGGCACCTATCCGACACATTCCGGTATGTTGTAGTAGATTTATGCAATGAACAGTACACAGAATTTAGTAACCGGCGAAAAAGAAATCTCTATGGTGGTAAGGGTATGCTTGATTTCTTTAATCCGGAAGCACAAAATGTCTACTCGCAGCGGCTTGTTTATGTCATGCCGAATGTAGATGGCACATTTGTTCTTGTTCAGGTATCCCGTTGTGGTGGTAAGTGGCATTTAATTGATGCCTTGTTTAGAGAAACATCTTCCATAGAGGAAATTAAGACCGCATGTTTAGAGCACAACGCTAATACGTGTCTCTTTGAATGCTCATCTGCCTATTATCAGACTGTACGTGAGTTGAGGGAACTTGTGAAAGATACAGAAATAAGAGTAAAGAAAGAGTTTGCCGACGTGGATAAGCGAATAGCTGCTACCTCTGATTTTATAAGAAATAACTTTTTGCTATCACCAAAGATGTTAGAGGAATCTCAAGATTACAGTGATTTCATTACTAACCTGATGGACTATAACATAAATAGTGAGAATAAAAGTGCAAGCATTATTTTAAGCGGTCTTGCATATCATATAATAAAATCGTTTCCCGAATCATCTGCTGCTTAATTTGTTGTTATATAGTTTGTTATAACTGAATTCACACATTTCTTATTTTTCAAGATTTTAGTGTTTTGAGAAACCGATTATTCATATTCCTACATTTGTTTCAAATAAGAAATAAATGAGTTGGTTTCGTAAAAAATCTAAGTCAGAGGAAGAGACTGTACAGGATACTAATGTAGAAGTCGTAAGTGAGACTGTTGAAGAGAAGAAGCTTCCAGAAGGGAAAAAGATAACTGTTGAAGAGTTATTTTCTTCTCCATATATTTGCTCTCAAAATTTTCTTACGCTTTTTCAGTCTGTACCGGAAGTTTTTTTTCCAATTGACTACATCGCTTCTCGTATTTCCAGTGCTAACTTTCAGTTTAAGAAAGTTAAGGACGATAGTGTTGTTTGGGCTAATAAGAATCTGAATCAGATACTTCTTAGACCTAATTGTTTAATGACATGGAAACAAAATGTCTATCAACATTTCGTATATAAACTGTGTCTTGGCAATAGTTTCACACGTGCTGCAATGTCTGATAGTTTTACTGATGTAGAAAAATGGCGTTATTGCTCTAACTACTGGGTACTTCCTGCTGATGCAATGGAAGTCTTGCCTGTTTTAGGTAGTAATATTCCATTGTTTGGTATAGCTGATCAAGAAGATATTATTAGAGGTTATCGTTTAAATTATGGCGCTTTGAGCACAATGAATATTCCTGCTTATCAGGTATGGCATGATAGAGACGGGTGTGTGAGTTATTATTCCGGATTTGGATTTATGAAATCTCAAAGCCGTCTTATGTCACAAATGAAACCGATATCGAACCTTATTGCTGTATATGAAGCCCGTAATGTAATTTATGTAAAACGAGGTGGCTTAGGATTTCTTATCAATATGAAACAAGATGAATCCGGGCCCATTGCCATGACTGATAATGAGAAGAAAGAAATTTTGCAACAACATTTCGGTAAGTTCGGAGTAGGTAAGGACCAGTTACCATATGGGCTGTCTGATATTCCATTGAGTTTTGTACGTACCAATCTCACTATTGCAGAATTGCAACCGTTTGAGGAAACACTTGCTGATGCAATTAGTATTTCAGGTGCTTATGGTATTCCTGCTGTGTTAGTTCCTCGCAAAGACCAGTCTACTTTTAGCAATCAATCTACAGCAGAGAAGAGTGTTTATAGCTCTGTTATCATTCCATTTGCGAAACAGTTCTGTCGTGAGTTTACTCAATTTTTAGGACTTGAATCAAGCGGATATTATTTGGATTGTGATTTCTCCGATGTGGATTGTCTGCAAGAGGGATTGAAAGAAGCCGAAGAGGTAAAGACCAATATCAATAGCCGGTGCAAAGACCAGTTCCTTAGTGGATTGATAACTTACAATGATTGGAGGGCGCAAATCGGTGAAAGTAAATTTGAAGAACCTATGTTCGACAAAACATTATTTGAAATGTCGGACCAGGAACGAGAGATAGTTAAACAAATATTTAGTCTTAACACAAAAAGTGAAGTTGAAAATGGAAGAGAAAATCAAAAGCCTTCAGTACAAGACAAAGGCAAATGATGTTGATGAGAAGGGTATCGTTACCGTCGCGGTGAACGGTATCGGTGTGAAGGACTCACAGAAAGACGTATCCATGCCCGGATCATTCAACAAGACTTTAAAGGAAAATATTGGTCGTATGCGTTGGTTCTTGAATCACCGTCCGGATCAATTGTTGGGGGTTCCATTGAGTGGTAAGGAAACAGAGGGTAATTTAGTTATGGTTGGCCAGTTGAATCTTGAAAAACAGATTGGTCGTGACACCTTAGCTGATTATAAGCTGTTTGCAGAGAATGGAAGAACCCTTGAACACTCTATCGGAGTAAAAGCTATCAAAAGGGATTTGACTGATCCTTGTAAAGTGCTTGAATGGCGTATGATGGAATATTCTACATTGACAAGTTGGGGAAGTAATCCTCAAACATTCCTTGTGAATATTAAATCAGCTACTGCCGATCAAGTAAAGGAAGCTGTTGATTTCGTCCGAAAAGCGTTCTTGCAGCATGGATATAGTGATGAACGTTTAAAAGGTTACGATATGGAATTAAGTTTATTGCTAAAGAGCCTCAACGGTGGTACCGTTGTCTCATGTCCTCATTGTGGTTATCAATTTGATTATGATGCAGAAACGGAGCATACCTTTGCGCAACAGGTATTAGATTACGCTGCCGATTATCAGAGATGGATAACGCAGGACATCGTAAGAGAAGAAATGGAGAAGCTCACTCCAGAGATTAGAACTCAAGTAATTTCTCTTATTGATTCTGTAAAGGCAGAGGAGAAAGAATTCACTCAAAAGAGTTTGCAGGATCTTATGAATTATGTAAGATGTCCCCATTGTTGGGGAAAAGTATATCGTTCGAATACTATTCTACAAAGCACTTCTGAAGATACTACCGGAAAGAATGAGCCGTCTGTTGACACTCAAGAAAAGAATGACGGAGAAAATGGTAACGATGAAGTAACGTCTAAAGCCGCTGATAATGGCACTTTATTCGATTTCAAGAGTTTGAATAGTTGTTTCGAGAATAAATAACTTAAAATTTAAATTTTATGCTTAAAAAATTTACAGTATCAGATTTTAATCTGAAAACAGATGGTCTGCCGGCAGAACAAAAAACATTCATGGAAAACATCGTCGGCATGATGTGTGAAGTCGTAAACAAATCATTGGAAGGAGTTGTTACGCCTGATGATGTGACTAAACAGTTTGGAGATATTAATAACTTATTGAAGTCTTATGACGGTGAGAAGTTTGCTCAACTGATTAAAGACAATGAAACACTTGTTGGCCAGGTTAAGAGTCTTGGAGAAAGCATTGAAAAAATGAAGCAAAAAGGCTTATCTATGGATACTATCAATAAGTTCGACGAGAAATTGAGCGAAATGCTTGATAGTGAGAAGTTCAAGGAGTTTGCAGCCGGTCACAGCCGTAAAACAGGTTCCTTTGAGGGATTCAGTTTGAAAGATATTGTATCCATGACCGACAATTACAGTGGTGAAATCATGATTACCCAACAGCAGAACCGTGTTGTTAGCCAGGTAAGTAATCAGAAGATTCATATGCGTAATGTCATTACGACTTTGCAGGGTGATCCTACATATACGCAGCTCGCCTTTACACAAGTGTATGACTTCGACAGGAATGCACGGTACGTTACTGAAAACGGTCGTTTACCGGAATCAAGCATTAAAATGAAGGAAATTCAGACAGGTACGAAACGACTTGGTACCCATATCAGAATTTCTAAGCGTATGTTGAAGAGTCGTGTTTTCATCAGAAGTTATATTCTGAATATGCTACCGGAAGCTGTATGGCTTGCTGAAGATTGGAACATGTTATTTGGTGATGGGAACGGTGAGAACCTGTTAGGCATTACTAATCACACTGGAGTACTTCCAGTTGAAAGTATCATCAAAGATACTATCATTAAGGGAGAAGCCGGTAGTGTGAAGTCTGTCGAAAGCCATAATGGGGGTAAAGACACAATTGTTGAATTCACAAAGCCGTACGATCTGATGCTCAATGGTATGGTTATTACATTTGCCAATGCTGCTGTTGTGACAGATTTGAACAAAGCGAATCCTATTATCAAGATGAATGACCGTCAAATCTTGTTGAAAGGTGTTGCTTTTGCCGGTGAGGAAACAGCCATTGCAAATATGACATTTACTGTCAATAACTCATTCTTCCAAAGTATTGAAGCTCCTAACTCGGAAGATGTTATTAAGACGGCATTTGCTGTGATGACCTATGCACAGTATTATCCCAATGCTATTACTCTCAATCCATCAGATGTTAATGCGATGGAATCAGAGAAGGATACTACTGGGCGTAACCTTGGCATTATCAAGGTTGTCAATGGTGTTAAGCATATTGCTAACCGTCCGATTGTAGAGAGTACCGGTATGTTACCCGGTAAATACTTTATTGGTGATATGCACATGGGGGCATCTATCGTTGACTACACTAATCTTGCGTTAGAGTGGGCTGAAGATGTGGAAACGAAGTTGTGTAATGAGGTAGTTCTTATCGCCAGTGAAGAGGTGATTTTCCCTGTTTACAATCCTTGGGCATTTGCTTATGGAGATTTGGCTGAACTGAAAGAAGCAATCACTAAAAAGTAATATTATGGATTACATACTTAGAGGTAATGATAAGGATGTAGCCAATGTGCTTAAAGAGCAACGCATTCGGATTGGTAGAGGGGTGGTTTCATTCACCCCTATTTCCGAGTGTGGTCTTGTTACAGAAGAAGATGCTCGAAAGACATTGGAATGTATGCTCACAGAGAAGGATGCGAAAATCGGTGAACTTACTGAATCCATTACGGAGAAAGATAAAGCTATTGTTGAACTGACAGATGAACGTGATACAATGAAAGCTCGTATTGCAGAACTTGAAGCCTTGGTTCCTTCTGATAACAAGAATCTTCCGGATGCCGACTCGAAAGAATTGCCTGTTGGAGATGCTAAGGAAGTAGCAATTGTTGATGATAAAGCCGTTTCCGGGGAAGATGAAAAGAAGACCGGAAAGGGTAAGGCTGCTAAATAACTATCGCTATGCTGATTGATGTTTCATATTTTACGTCAGGTCCCAGGCACATAGAAAACGCTTCGGTTGCTGAAATGCCTTCACCCAATTCTCTTGCTGTAAATGAAGTGATAAACGGGTATATCAAGGCATTTCAGTCCGAATTTCTTCATTCTACTGTCGGTTTTAGCCTTTCACAAGCTATAACTGATTACTTGGAGATCATAGAACAGGAAAAAGAGGATTCTTCAGATGAGGTTGATATCTCGGAAGAAGATGAATCTCAATCCGGATATGCACTTTTATGTGAAAAGCTAAGTGAACCGTTCGCCGATTATGTGTTCTTTCACATTTTACGCGACATGAATACACAGGCTACTATCACCGGCCTTGTAAGATTGAAATGTGCTAACGAGTATATATCTCCGATCAAGAGACAGGTTAGTGTCTGGAACAGCATGGTGAAGAAGAATCGGCTCTTTGTAGAATGGGCTATGTCTGATGATTGTCCTTTTACTGGTTTGAAGATTCAAAAGAATCTATTAACTCCAATTAATACTTTCAATTTATGATGTACTTAGATATAACAGAGCTGTTTGAAGAAGTGGTTAAAAAACTTCCTGAAGGTCTTGAAATTCTCTATCCCAATGGGAAAGGTGGGGCAAAAATTGTAAAGTCACCAAGATTGAATTACATCTTTGGTAGCAGTCAATATATCAAGGACATATTAGATGAATACAGTAAATCTCCTGGTCAGTCTGAAAAAAAGTTCCCGTTGGTTGCACTCTTTACTCCAATTTATGAAGATAGAAGTGATCCAAATTATTTTTCTAAGGCAAAGGTTTCGTTGATTATAGTTTGTTCATCCTGTAAGGAGTGGAGTAATGAGGAACGTAGAACTACATCTTTCAAGAATATTCTCCGTCCAATCTATAAACGTTTGTTGGAAGTATTATATGAAGATTCCCGGTTCGACTGCGACTGTGACGAGAAAGTGAAACATAGTTATTCAGAGAATTATTCGTATGGTAGATACGGAGCCTATACAGATTCCGGTAAGGCTGTGAGCGAGCCCATAGATGCCATAAACATACGCTCAATGGAAATAAAAATTAATAATCTTAATTGTAGAAGAAAATGAGAAAGATTAGAACATGTAAAGGTGGCCGGATGAATACAGGTAGTTCCGCATGTAAAATCGACTGGAAGAAAGTCAAAGGTGCTATAATGGCAGAACATGGCGTGAAACTTCCTGCCGATCTTACAAGTGAGAAGTTACTTGAATTATGCCATGCTGACCGCCCGGATCGTATTTATCCTATTTTCCCATTCTTGGAATATGCTTCGAATGGAGGTGATCCACAGGTAAATGCGACTGGTTATGGTGCAAGTGAGTACAATGGGCTTAATGCTCTTACAGATACCTTTACTTTGAAGAGTTTCGACGAAGTTTTGAATGCTCAACTTTTGAAGTGTGCTAACAAGGGGTGGGACGTATATTTTTGGAATCAAGATAACACATTGATTGGCTTTAATGATGGTACAGATGTGTTGGCTGGCATTTCAATGTCTTCAGTTTATCCGACTGTAACCCGTTTCCCGACAAGTGGTGCAAAATCAACTATGACTGTAAGTTTTGCTCATGAGGATGCAGAAGAAAGCCTGTTGAATTTTGATTATGTGCAGTTAGATTTCAATCCTAAAAATTTCTTGATGGGCTTGGTTGATGTCGTTCTTGAAAAGACAGAAGCGGAAAATGCCTACAAGATTATCGAGAAGATTGGTGGCTACGATCGTACAGAAGAATTCGGAAGCCTCATCGCTGATAGTGCTGCCGAGGTTATGAATAATACAACTTCTGCTTCTTATGCTGATGGTGTAATAACCATTGTTCCAAAGGCTGGGGTTGTTCCATCTTTGAAAGCTCCTTCTGTGTTGTTTGAAAAGGGAATTAAAGGTATTGAGCAAGTAGCATGAAAACAGATGGCGTAACGTTCGTTGATTCCGTTGTTAAGGATATGACGAAGGAAGAATTTATTGAGGCTCATATCAATGTAGTATGGCTGAACTTGAAAGAAGATAAGCGTAGAAAGAAGCTTTCTGATGTGTATGATACCATGACTAAATAACCAACGGGCTGGGGTGTAAAATGCAGCCCGGCCCGTTTTATTATTCATTATATGGCAGATTTCGATAAGGTTTATGACGTGATTCATTCCATTGCTTCCGGGTTTAAAGAAGAGTGTGTCAAATGTATGGAGGAAAATAAGAATGTGCTTATTGACTGCATACAGGAACAGCTATATAGTGGTTTGGATGGTACCGAACATTTATTGAATCCTACTTATGACAACGACACTTATTTCAATGAACCCGGTCCCTGGCAAAATCAAGCAGAACGGTATAAGTCTTGGAAAGAGAAGATAACTCCACCTCTTAGAGGTGAGATGCTCTATTTGCCACCGCGTCCGGTCGAGGTACCTAACCTTTTTATTATCGGTACTTTTTATGATAGCATTTTTGCGCAGAAGATAGATTCCGGATTACGTTTTGAAACAAAAGGTTTTAAAGAGGGGCCATCTATTGAAAGAAAGTATGGTGAACAGGTTCTTGGCGTTGGAGATACTGCAAAGGAGTATTTCAATATCATGTATCTCCGTCCATGGTTAGAGCGTTTCTTTTCTGAATGTGGGTATCGGTAGGCTATGGCTTGTGGATGTGAAATAAAGAAAATACAAAGTGAACTGGATCGTATCAGTGAACTTGCAAAGAAAGCGGCCATCTTGGACGGCTGTATGTATGTCGTCTATCAAAAGGAGGATGGTACCTATGCTTTTGATAAGGCTGAAAATGAGATTAAAGGAAAGATTATCGAATATAGACATTACCTATAAATCGTTATTATGGCAGAATTAGTAATAGAAGGACTTGTTAAGGATGGTGAGATTCAAACATTAGTTGAACTGGACAACACTATTGAGCGTGTAAGGGCAACGTATGCCAATGCAGCTAAAGATCTTGCAAAAGGGTTAAAGATAAATGTGGATGGAATTGCCGATCTTGAAAAGTTAGGCTCTATATATACTACTCAATCAAAAAATGCGAGTTCCGCTTCTAATGAATTGACCGAAGCTCTTAGAAAACAGTCGGAAATATCCCAGACTGTGACAAAACGTATAGAGGAAAAACTGAATGCAGAAAAGCTTTCCACGGCTGAAATCAAGAAGCTTACTAAGGCAAGCGCTGATAATGCTGCTTCTTTAGAAAAAAGTGCTAAAGCAGAGGCTAATTTAACCAAAGCTCAAAACGCAGGCAATAGTACTCGCAAGAAAACTGTATTGACCGAGGAAGAACGGTTAAAGCTCATCCGGACAGCTATCACTCTCACTAATCAGGAAGTACATAGTAAGGCGCAAGCAAAAGAAATGAATAAACAGCTTCAAAAGGCTGTAGATGTATTGAAAGATACTGATGAGAACTATATCCGGACTCTTGCACGCCTTAACTCCACAATAGGTATTAATACCGATTATGTGAAACGTAACTCCGACCGATATACACAACAGAAGATGACAGTAGGTGCATATCGGGAAGAAATCAAAGCTGCTATCATTGAATTAGAGAATGGCAATAGATCTATGAAAAACATGGGTATTATTGCTCGAAATTCCGGTTTGATGCTTCAACAGCACATGGGTAAAGGCTTGAGCCAAGTCGGCATGGGGTTAAAAGGCATAGCTGCTGGATATATTGGTGCACAAGCTGTTGTTACAGGTGTTGTTGCTTTATTCACCAAATTACGTGAAGGGGTTGGGGATATCGTTAAGTTTGAATATGCCAATAGCCGTCTTGCAGCTATATTAGGTACTACTTCAAATAAAATAAAAGAATTAACTTCTGATGCTCAACGTTTGGGAGCTACTACTAAATATACTGCTTCGGAAGCTACTGAATTACAAATAGAGTTAGCAAAATTAGGATTTACAAGAAAAGAAATTTTAGAATCAACAGAAGCTGTACTCAAATTTGCTCAAGCGACTGGTGCTGAATTATCAGATGCTGCAGCTTTATCAGGTGCAGCTTTGAGAATGTTTAATGCAGATACTAAAGAAACTGAACGCTATGTTTCTGCTATGGCAGTTGCAACCTCGAAAAGTGCTTTATCTTTTTCATATCTTGCTACTGCATTACCTATCGTAGGCCCGGTTGCTAAGGCTTTCAATTTTACCATAGAAGATACTTTGGCATTAGTCGGAAAGCTTGCAGATTCTGGCTTTGATGCTTCTATGTCTGCTACCGCTACACGTAATATTCTATTAAATTTAGCTGATACTAATGGTGTACTTGCAAAATCACTGGGAGGTCCTGTAAAGACATTGCCTGAATTGGTTATTGGTTTACAGAAGTTGAAAGAGCAGGGAGTAGATTTGAATACTACTCTTGAAATGACGGATAAACGGAGTGTAGCAGCTTTCAACGCTTTCCTTACTGCCGCTGATAAGATTGTTCCGTTACGTGATCAAATAACTGGTGTAGATGGAGAGCTTGCAAATATGGCACACACAATGGGAGATAATGTTCAGGGAGCTTTGGCTAATCTTTCGTCTGCATGGGAAGCATTCATGCTCTCATTTTCTGAATCAACAGGTCCTGCAAAAGAGTTTCTTAATTGGATGGCTGATAAGATTAGAAGCATAGCTAATGATTTAAAATCTCCCGAAGATAAAATAACTCAAATAGAAACAAACTTTAGAGGACTTGCACAAAAGGATGCAAATAATAAAATATTGGAAGCTGAAAAAGAGTTTCAAAGTGAGTATAAGAGACTTCTTGATGCAGGTGATTCAGAGGAAGAAGCATATACCAAGGCTGTTATTCAAATGAAGAATAAACGAATTGAAGTGACAGCTCAAGAACGTAAGGCTTTAGAAAGAATGAAAACTGGTGCCCTGTACTCTACATCAGAATTTGAAAATATGTCATGGTTTAAAAATGCAGGTGCTAAGATGTTTGGAGTATATACAAAAGAAGCTCAAAAAGCTGATAGGGCGCAATTAGAGTTTTCTAAAAATTTCTTTAGGATATATTCGAGTGATGAATTTAATGCTGGACTTGATAAAATTGCGGAAAAATTTAATCCAAAGAATGAAAATGCAGAAAGTACTTTCAAGAAACCTCTTACTGATAAGGAAAAACGAGAATTAGAGAAAGCTGCACAGGAGAAATTGAAAATCCAGCAGGCTTATCAAGAATCAGAACTTTCCCTTATGGATGAGGGATTAGAGAAAGAACTTGCCCGTATTGGTATTGAGTATTCTAAGAAGATAGCTGCTGTTAAAGGATATAGTAGGGAAGAGATTGCAACTCGGAAGAATCTTGCTAAAGAGATGCAGCGTGCTCTTGATGAATATTCCATCAAGTATAATTCAGATCGTGAAAAGAAGGATATTGAAAATGCCCTTACTGTTGTTAGAAAAGGTTCTAAAGAGGAATTGGATTTAAAACTTCAACAGTTGGAACTTCAACGTGAGAGTGAAATTGATGCAGCAGAGAAAACTGGTGAAGATGTGTTCCTCATTGCTGAAAAGTATGCAAAGAAGAAAAAGGAATTGTATGAGAAGTATGCTTCCGATCAAATTTCATTGATCGCTGAAAATGCAGCTCATGAGCAAAAGATTCGTGATGAAGAGCACATCATGGATATGCTTGCGCTGAAAAAGAAATTAGCTTCTAAACAAATTACACAGCAGGAATATGCAGCAGAGGAATACCGGTTACGGCTTGATTATGCTCGAAAGACTACCGAAGCCGCTATTGATGCCTTAGAATTGGAGCTTCAAGCAGATAACCTTAGTGCAGATGATAGGGCTAAGATTGCCGAACAGTTGCAAAAACTAAAGGCTGATCTTGCCGAAGAGGAAGCCGAAGCAGAGATTGCCGCTATCAATAGCGTTACCAAAGCAGATGAAAGGGCGCAGAAAGAACGTCAAAAGAATCTCAAAAAATGGTTGCAGACTGCATCTCAAGCTATTGGTGCAATCGGCAACCTTGTCAGTGCTGTTTATGACGGCCAGATTGACCGAATAGAGGAAGAACAGGATGCAAATGATGAGAAGTATGAGAAAGATGTAGAACGTTATGAGAAGCAGGCTGAACAAGGTGCCATATCGGAAGAGGAAGCCGAAGCCCGCAAACGTTCTGCAAAAGCTGCTACTGAAGCTAAGAATGAGGAACTTGAAAAGAAAAAGCAAGAGATTGCCCATAAACAAGCTGTATGGGAGAAAGCAACGAGTATTGCCCAGGCTGGAATAGCGACTGCACTTGCTATTACTGAAGCATTACCCAATATTCCATTATCAATTTTGATTGGTGCATTGGGGGCCATCCAAGTTGCAACTATTCTTGCAACTCCGATTCCTTCTTATGCTGAAGGAACGAAAGACGGTACTCATCCGGGCGGTAAAGCATTGGTGGGTGATGCTGGTAAACATGAGGTTGTCATGTATGCTGGTAAAGCATGGGTGACACCCGATACTCCTACACTTGTAGATCTTCCTAAAGGTGCACAAGTATTTCCGGACGTAAGTTCTATTGATTTACCTGATTGGGGTGTTCCGGAATGGGATTCTCCCTCTCTTTCTCCCACCTTTGTAGGAGTAGATAGTACTGGACAACCTATAATCTTTAACGATTATAGTGATTTGAGATACGAGATAAAGGGCTTGCGTCATGAATTACATAGTATTGGTAAGCAACAACACAAAGATGCTTGTGCCCGTGATTATAAATATTATATGCTTTCCCGGTTATGATTGAAAGACTGAATCAATTGTCTCTATACGATTTTATAGAACTTTCATGTGGTGATTGCTCTGTGTTGCTTTTACCACATGAGGAAATTAATGAGATGGACTTAAAGAAACGTGCATCCGATTTGATAATAGAATACAAGAAAATAACTAATCCGTCTGGATTGAAATCTGTATTAGTTGATCGTGAGGATATGATAAAAGAGAGATCACGTGTTTTGCTTTTTAAGATTTGTATTTCTCTGATTGCTATTGATGCTTATGAAGATGTTCGGGAAACTTTAGCATTGTTATCATATGATACGAAATCCATGTCTGATGAACAAGTTAAGTCTAAAGTTGAAGAATTGTTGCGATCTGCTTTATTTGAACAAAAGAGAAGCGATGATATGCGCTCTGACGAGAAGAAAGAAAAGGCTACTCCAGAGCAAATACGTTCTTCTTTTGATGCTGAAATAGCTTTTCTTATGACTTTTTTTAAAATGAATATTGATGTCCGTAATATAAATGCTGCTGTTTATGCAAACATCGTCCATCAGGCAGATGTAGAGATAAGCATGAAGAAAAAAAGGACGTAAATGTTATATTTCATGTTGATATAGAATTAATTAAATCTCAATTACAATCGAATTTTTTCGAAGGTCGTTAGTAACTCCTTTTTAGGAATCACAAACGACCTTTTTTATGAATAGAAAGAACAACGCAAACTGCATAAATAAGCGTTTATGCAATGTTTTATTGTCAGAACTTCGTACCTTGGAAACGAAGTGTGATCGGATAACATTTGAAGTATCCGCAGTAAAAGAAATGATTGCCTCGTTACCCCCTGACATAGGCACTATCATTAGTTCTATTGAGCGTTCTGCTAAAGAAATGCACGAACAAAGCATAATGCATCGGGAATATGTGGAAAGGTGCATTAATGG